CGTTCGGCGTCGAAGACGTGTGCCATTTCGCCCCGATCCCGGACCCCGAGTTCCATTACCGCGGCATGTCGTGGCTGACACCGATCCTGCGTGACATCTCCGGCGACAACGCAGCGGCGAAGCACAAGCTCAAGTACTGGGAGAACTCGGCCACGCCCAACCTCGTCGTCACGCTCGGCGCCGACATCAAACGCGAAGCGTTCGAGACGTGGATCGAGCTTATGGAGCAGAAGCACGCGGGACTCGCACACGCCTACCGAACGATGTACCTCGGTGGCGGCGCCGACGCAAAGGCGATCGGCTCGACGATGCAGCAGGCCGACTTCAAGTCTGTCATCGGGCTAGGGGAGACGCGCATCGCTGCCGCCTCCGGCGTTCCCGCCGTGATCGTCGGTATCTCGGAGGGACTCCAAGGGTCTTCACTGAACGCGGGCAACTACGGCATGGCGCGCAGAAGGCTGGCCGACATGACGATGCGTCCTCTGTGGCGAAACATGGCCGGCTCGCTGGAGACGATTGTCCCGCCACCCGATGGCGCCTCGTCCCTTTGGTTTGACGATCGCGACGTGAGTGCCCTGCAGGAAGACGTGAAGGACGCGGCCGACATCTTCTTCGTGAAGGCTCAGGCGGTGAACGCGCTCGTGAACGCAGGGTGGGAGCCGGAGACCGCGAAGAAGGCTGTGGAGACGGGCGACATCACGGACCTGCAACACACAGGGCTCGTGAGCGTCCAGCTTCAACCGCCCGGTTCTCAGCAGCAGCCGGCTACGAACGGGAACGGCCGTGCGCTCGCGCCGGCCCTCAGGCCTTAGCGCGTTTGCGGTCACGAGCTTCGCTCTGCATCTGGCGTCGGCACGTTAGGCAGATGCGGTATCCGTGGCGAGTACGGCCATCGTAGGGGTGACCACGCGGGCAGCGGGTTCGCCAGGAGAAACGTTGGATTGGGGACTCCTGGGTGTTTCGCAATAACTCAACTACCCGACCACGACGGCGCTGACTTAGCCAGGGCCAGAGCATCGCCGCGAGCGCTTGGACGTGCTCGTAACCAGCGATCCGCCAGTGGTAGAGAGGCTTGGCGCGGTTGGCCTTGATGATCGATCGGACGCCGCGTCCGGCGATCGCCTCGAAGCGATCTACGGTGTCTAGGTCCGTCATGCCGAGTTGTGCTGTCAGACGTGGGTTTCCTGAGTCGCGGCGGATTGGGCTCCAGGAACCCTCGCCCTCGAACAGCCCAGCGGCCCACGCGAGGTCCTCGCGCCATGTGCTCATACCCGAGCATCGCATCGGGTGCTGACAGGAGGGTTCTGATGCCGACGAAGACTGCCGCGCCGACCGACAGCCTGTTCCGTGCGCGCGAATCCGGTGGGATCGGGTTGCGCGCGGCCAGTGACGGCCAGGGAGACGGTCGGACGATGTTCGGTCACGCCGTTGTTTTTAACACGTGGACCGAGATCGACTCGTGGTTTGAGGGTCGATTCCTCGAGCGGTTCGCTCCCGGCTCATTCAAGAAGACGATCCGTGAGAACCGCGACACGATCCGTTGTCTCTTTCAGCACGGCCGCGACCCGTCCATCGGCGACAAGCCGCTCGGACCGTTCTCCGATCTGCGTGAAGACGGTGACATCGGTGTGTTTTACGAAGTCCCGCTGTTGCGTACCGACTACGTCGAAGAGATCCTCCCTGGGCTCGAAGCTGGGCTATACGGCGCCTCCTTCCGGTTCCGTGTGGTGAAGGAGGACTGGGTCAACGAGCCAAAGAGGACGAAGCACAATCCTGACGGGTTGCCGGAGCGCACCGTCACCGAGGGGCGCATGTTCGAGCTTGGCCCCGTGACTTTCCCCCAGTACCCGGAAGCGTCGTCGGGGGTCCGGTCGATCACCGACCTGATCCTCGACCAGCAGCGTGACGCGCGCACCGAACGGCCGCGCGTCACAGTCCGCACCGACCCGGGAGCCGCCGCCCCTGGCACTCCCGACCCAGCAGGCTCCGAGCCGCCCACAGGGCCCTCGGATGTACCACCGGAGCCGTCTACGCACTCCGGCGACCCGGAGCCGCCCGCAGGGCACTCCGACCCGATCGTCCCCGCAGTAGGCGAGGGCGAAAGCAAGGAGACAGAGATGCCCCAGGCACGCGAAGACCTGCTCGCGGCGCACGCCGAGGCTGAGGCGCGGCTCCAGGAGCTGGCCGCCGAGATTGGCACCGAACGCGCAACCGCAGGACAGCAGGAGGAGTGGGATCGGATGGTCGCGCAGCGCTCCGACGCGAGCGAGCGGGTCGCGCAGTACGACGAGCGGATGGCTGTCATCAAGGCGACCGCCGGAACGCCGGATCCGAAGGGTGTCCGCACCGGCGCCGGAGCCAGCTTCGGCACGACTACGCGGACCGCGGTCAAGCCGGAGAACATCTACGACCTGTCGACGGTCCCGATGGGCGACCCGGACACGACGCGCCGCGAGTACCGGGACCGGGCGCTGCGCGCCATCGAGTCGGGTGCGTATCCGTTCGACGGCCGCAAGGAGGACTACCAGACGCGCGCGAGCTTCCTGCTCGAGCACGTCGACAACAAGGAGTCGGTGCTCGCCCGACGGATGCTCGTCACCGGGTCGCCCGTGTACATGCGAGCGTTCGGGAAGTGGCTCGCCAGCGGCGGGAACGCTGCACTGTCGCCCGAGGAGCAGCGGACGCTCGCGCTCGGGTCGCAGGGTGGCTCGTTCCCGGTCCCGTTCACCCTCGACCCGACCGTCATCTTGACGTCGGACGGCAGCGTGAACCCGATCCGCGCCATCTCGCGCGTCGAGACGATCGTCACCACCAAGTGGCAAGGTGTCGCCTCCACTGGGATCGTCGCCGCCTACGGCGCCGAGTCGACGGAAGCGGGCGACAACAGCCCGACGTTGACGCAGCCGGAAGTGGACGTGGAGAAGGCGAAGGCGTTCATCCCGTTCTCGATCGAGGTCGGGGAGGACTGGTCTGGGCTACAGACCGAGATCACCCGCATGCTCCAGGACGCGAAGGACGACCTGGAGGCCGACAAGTTCATCAACGGAGCGGGCTCAGGATCCGACGAGCCGGAAGGCATCGTCGCTGGGCTCGCCTCCAGCTCGCACGTCGACACGGCGGCACAGTTGACGTTCGCGCTCGAGGACCTGTACGCGCTCGAGGAGGCGCTGCCGCCACGGTTCCGGTCGCGTGCACGCTTCGTCGCGAACCGTGCCATTTTCAACAAGGTGCGACAGTTCGACACGGCTGGTGGCGCTGCGCTCTGGGTCCGGCTGGCGGACGGTCTGCCACCGGAGCTCGTCGGCTACCCGGCGCACGAAGCGTCGGAGATGGACTCGGCCGTCACAGCAGACGCGCAGATCCTGCTGTTCGGCGACTTCCGCCACTACGTGATCGTCGACCGGGTCGGGATGAACGTCGAGTTGATTCCGCACCTGTTCGCGACCGCGAACAACCGGCCGTCCGGGCAGCGCGGCATCTGGGCTCACTGGAGGAACAGTGCTCTGATCCTCGCGGACAACGCGTTCCGGCTTCTCGTCGAGGCCAGCGGCACGTAGTCCCAGGCACGCTGGAATTCAAGGAGGGGCGGGACACCATGTCTCGCCCCTCTTCCGATGCGGGGTGGCGCAGTGGTAGCGCGCGGGCTTCATGCGCCCGAGGTCGGCAGTTCGATTCTGTCCCCCGCTACGACCCGACCAGAACTGGAGGAGGTCTTGTGAGGATCTTCGTGGCGAAAGCGGCGTTCCATACGCGGCTTGACGGACGCGCAGTGTTTGTCCAAGCGGGTGACACCGCCGAGGAAGGCAACGCTGTGCTGGCTCAACACCCGCAGCACTTCGTGGCCTTGCAGGCGAAGTTCAAGGCGGAGCGCGAGACCAAGCGGAAGTCGGAGCCTGAGAAGGCGACTGCACCCTCGGGGCGGTTGGACTGATGGCGAGGATCAAGCACGGCACCTTGGTCGCAGCGACGGTCGCGACGGTGACGCTCACGGTCGACTGTCGCGACGTCGAGGTCTTGAACCGTACCGGTGACGCCGAGATCTTCTTCACGGTTGACGGGTCGACGCCGACTGTCGCTGGCGACAACACGCATGTGTTGCCGGCGCAGATCGGTTCGCTCATCGTCGCGGTGCCGGAGACAGGGAACACCGTCGTGAAGCTGATCTCGTCGGGAACGCCTTCGTACGCGGTGGAGGGTATCGGCACGCAATGACCTATCTGCGTTCGTTCGCTTCCCGGTCGCATGTTGGTGTGTTGCCGCGGCGTCGTGTGCGGTCTCCTGGGCGTGCGGCCGCGTCGGACGTGTCGATCCTGTCGGGCGCGGAGGCGTACTGGAAGGCGTCCCAGTATTCGGGCACGGGTGCGCTCCTCGACCTCACTTCGCACGGCCACGACGCCCAATTAGGTTCGACGGCGGGCGCGGACTCGAACGATCCGCTGTGGCTGCCGCACACGGGGACGAAGTACATCTACACACCTGGCGCCACCGGGAACTACCTGTCGACGCCCGACTCGGCGGCGCTCTCCATCACGGGCGACATCGACATTCGTGTCGCGGTGGCTATGGACGACTGGACTCCGAGTGCAACGACTGCTCTGATCACAAAAAACGGCGACGCGTCCTTCAACGACGGCTACGGCTTCCGCGTCAACACGTCGGGAACGCTCAACTGGAACTCGTCGGGGGGCCTTCTCGGCATCTACGCATCTACAGCCGCGCCAACTGTCTCCGACGGCGGCCTTCTCCTGGTACGTGCCGCTTTCGACGTCGATGACGGCGCCGGCGGGAACAACGTGAAGTACTACACGAAGG